TCCAGAAGAGTACGATGAATGGGCTACTAAACGTACAAGCACTCTTGATGAGGATGCTGTAAGAACAAATGAATTAGAAGCTCAAGGACAAGCTCGTGGTAATGAGGTTGGTGATATATGGGATGAAGAGTTACAATCTAATGAATTTAGATTATTAGATGATGAAGCTAGGGGATTAGATCCATTTGTAAATGATGAAAGGTTTGCACAAACTGAACGTGCTACTTATAAAGCTCCTGATAATGCTGTTCAAAAAAATATAAAAGAAAGCATTGAAAGTAAAAAAGCAGGTGGAGACGGTGATAGCCATACCACTTTAGTTTCTGAAAAAGATGTCAAAGCTATTGTACGTGGAGATACACATGTACGGAACTTTGACAAAGCTCTTGCAGATGAAATAACTGATGCAGCATTTAAAGCTGTTGATAACAGATTACCTTGGAAAGATGTTAAAACTACTGTTCTTAGACAAGCTAATGATATATTAGATATCTTAGAAGGTGGTGGTGATTTAGGTAAAGCTTTTAAGGATTCTTTAACAAATCCTAACAACAAAGAATATAGGCTTTATGCTGATGGACCGGGTAATGAAGTTATAACTATATCTCCAACTCAAAAAGCTGCTAATGTTTTAGTAATGAAATCATTAGCTAAAAATATTGAAGATATTTCTACCAGTGCTTTAACATTAAGACCGGGTGCTACTCCTCAAAGGCAAGCTGAAATGATTATAGATCAGCTACAAGTTCTCTTAACAGAGAATAAAAAGATGGGTATCATGTGGGGTCTTGATGGTAAAGCTCAACAGCAGTTTGTTCTTTCTCCTACTTTAGAGAGGATGAAGAGAAATAATTTAGCTGTAATGAGTCAGCAACATGAAGAATATTTTGGAGCATTAAGGGAATTAGTTACTCAAAAAAGATGGGATGAAGTGACAGATTTGATGGAGCTACATGCTTTATCAGGTGGTAAGGTTAGGACTTTACATCATATACATGAGTATTTAAGATCAGTACTTAGAGGTGGACGTATGGATGATGTCCATATTAAAGGACGAGTCCGTAAAGAACTACAAGGTACTTTCTTTAATTCTGTTCTTAGTTCATTCGCTACCCCTATAAAAGCTATATCTGGTACTAATATGTTAGCCGTATTAAGACCAATGCAAGCTTGGATAGGAGCTGGTATAAGAGGTAAAAATAGAGAGATGTTCATGGCTGCCTCTCAGATGGATAATATGAGTAAGGCGTGGGCTGAAAGTCTACAGATGGCTAAACATAACTGGGATTTAGGTGTTCAACGTAAGGGGCAAACATATCAAGGTAAATTTGATTTTGATCAAGACCTAAAAGAATGGAAGCAACTCAAAGAGTATTATGAAAAATATGGTAGTACTAAAGAACAGTTAGCTTATGGTGCTTTAGATAAAATAGTTGATATTAATTCTAGTCCTTGGGTTAGATACAGTGTCAATGCTATGGGTGCTGGAGATGCTGCTGCACGTACTATTATAGGTAGACAATATATGCGTCAAAAGGCAGCGGCTGCTGTCTGGGATTCAGCAGATGATAGTTTACGTTGGAATAATAAAGATCATTTAAAAGAGTTAGCAGTTAAAGGTGAAGAAGGTTTCCGTGATGAAATCTTTAAAGCTGATAAAGATGGTTTCTATGTAGTTACCAATAAAGGTGCTATGATGGCTGGTGATGAAGCAGCTATGACTAGAGGATTACAAGAAAACTTCAAAGGTTTTGAGCTTATTTCTAATATCCCGGGAATGAAAGCATTCTTCCCGTTTGTTAGAACAGGTTTTAACTACCTTGATGTTACATTTCAACACACACCACTAGCTGTATTTAGAGATAAATACCATGATATTAAGAAACTAGCTACGGAAGCTAATCCTAATAAAGCTTTATTACATAAATATGGTATTGATCCAAGTAATATTGAATATGAGCTAGCCCTTATGGAGGGGCGCATGGCTATGGGTACCAGTGTAATTGGTCTTGCTACATGGGCAGCTTTATCTGGAAGAATGACAGGTGATACGCCTGTAGATAAAAAGGATAGAGATCTATGGAAACTAAATGGTATTCAACCTAAATCCTTTATACTACCTAATGGTACTTATGTTTCATACGCTAAGACTGAGATATTTAATACACTATTTAGTACTACTGCTAATGTAGTTGGCAATTCAGATCTTCTTGGAGAAAAGAGAACTGATGAGATGATGAAAAAGCTAACTTATATGACAGCAGCTGTGGTTGTAGATCAATCTATGCTAGCTGGAGTAGAAGATTTAGCTAGATTAATGAATCCTCAAACTTCAGAAGATTTATTATTACAAAGTGGATCTAGGTATTTAAGAGCACATTTACCGTATCAAGGTTTAATGGGTCAAATTGGAGATGTATTAGATGCTAATCAAAAAGAAGCTAATACTCTCTTGGAGTTAATTTCCAAACGTGATGTAATGTTCAAGAACGTAGTACCTAATAAGTATGATGTTTTAAATAAAGAACGTACAGCTACACCTTTACGTTACGGTCCTGAACAACCTTTACATAGATTATTTAATTCTATGAGTCCTATAGCTTTTACTACTCCAGATGGTGATCCAGTAAAAGACGCTTTAGAAACTATACGTTTTAATTTACCAGAAACATTAAGTACATACCAAGGTGAATCACTTAATTCTTTCGAGAAATCTGAAATGGAGAAGATATTAGCTCAAAGTACTTTAAGACAAGATCTTGAAAGGGTTATTAATCATCCTGCTTTTAAACAAACATTAGATGAGTACCAAAGGTTGAATCTCAAAGAAAGTGATGGTTATAGATTAAATGACCAGATCTTCTATTCTGCAGTTAGAAAAGTTTTCTCTTATCATAAAAAGTTAGCAATGTCTAAACTATTAAGTGAGAACCCACAATTAGCTAATAGAGTACAGTTAAAGCAAGCACAGAAACATATGGCTAAGGTAGGAGATTATTCTCAAGCTGATACTATAGATTATTTATTATCGCAGTTTCCAAAATAAGCACCGTACTTATACATTGATTATCAATGGCAGTTAAAACAACACATACATTTAATGCCGTAGGAAGTGGAGGACAAGGAACAACGTCCTTCACTAACTTTGGTATACAACTGAATAACGAAAACGATTTAGATGTATATGTAACTCTGTCAGGAGGAACTAGAGTCTTACAGTATCTGCAGTCTACTGCTAGTACTGCGGACTCTAACCATCCACAGGTTAACGATACAACTGGATTATACTTTCCTGCTGTAAGCAGCGGGGCAAGTCTTACAAACTATACAATTTCTGCCGATCTCAATACTATTACATTTAACGCTGCATTAGCTAGCGGTGCTGTAGTAACGGTTGAACGTAGAACAAGAGACGCTTCAAGTAGCTATACCAGTTTTGCTGGTGGAAGTACAATTAGATCAACAGAATTAAATAACGCATTTGATGAAGCTAATTTTACAGCACAAGACGCAAGAAATAAAGCATTTGATTTAGAAAAGAAACTATTTGATGGGGCTTCGAGTACATCTATTAAGACTAAACTGGATGGTATTGAAGCCAATGCCACACAAGATCAGACTGATGCTGAAATAAGAACAGCAGTAGGTAATGCATCAGATAGTAATGTATTCACAGATACTGAAAAAACTAAACTAGCAGGTATAGCAACAGCAGCTACAGGAGATCAATCAGCGGCTGACATAAGAACTTTAGTAGAATCAGCTAGTGACAGTAATGTATTCACTGATGCTGACCATAGTAAATTAAACGCTATAGAGGCTTCAGCTACAGCTGATCAAACTGATGCTCAGATAAGGGCTGCTGTAGAAGCAGCTAGTGATTCCAATGTATTCACAGATGCTGATCATAGTAAATTAAATGCTATAGAAGATAATGCTACAGCTGATCAAACTGGTGCTCAGATTAAATCTTTATATGAAGCAGAATCAAATACGAACGCATATATAGATGCACATAATACTTTAGTTGGTGGTATCACATCAACAGCATCAGAGCTTAATATACTAGATGGTGTTACTGCAGATAAAGATGAATTAAACTTATTGGATGGTAAGAGTATTGTAACTACTATTAGTGGTAGTGCTACTGATGCTCAAATACCTACAGCACAAGCTGTTGATGAAAGGATCACAACAGTAGTAACAGATGTAGGTGGTTTTGTACCTATTGCAAATGAAACTTCTTTTCCAAGCACTAATCCCGATGTTAACGATGGGACTGGTACTATTGTTAGTGTTAAAGCCCTCGCTAGTAATCTTACCTCTGATGGTAGTGGTAACGCAACCATTGCTAATGGAGCTGGCTCTGGAAACACTGTAACCATAACTGGAATGTCCAACAGCACAACATATGCTGCTGGAAAAGGTTTAATATTAGAAACAACTTCTACATTACATACCTATACATTTCATAGATTAGTATTAGATGAGACTGGTGTAAGCACTGCTTCGACACTTATTAGTGACTTTAACGAAAGATACCGTACTGGTGGTAGTAATCCTACTGGTTCTTTAGATAATGGAGATTTATTCTTTAATACAGGCACAGGTAAAATGCTTGTATATAACTCAAATAATACTGCATGGGAAGAAGTACAATCAGTTGGTAATTTCTATATAAATACAATATCTTCATATAGTGGAACAGGAGGAAATAGTGCAACATTTGATGGAACAGCTTGGAGGTTCGTACTTTCTAATGCACCTACATATGCACAGCAACTTATTGTTTCTGTCAATGGAGTCATTCAGAAACCTAACAGTGGAACTTCAAAACCAAGCGAGGGATTTGCTATTGATGGCTCTTCTATTCTTTTCGGTGACGCTCCTGCTAGTGGCAGCAATTATTTCATCATCACCATCGGATCAACAGTAAACATAGGTGCGCCTAGTGATAACACTGTAGGTAATGCTTCAATAATAGATG